CGCATTAAACGTTAGGGCATCAGGCGTTATTGAGGGCCGGGACCGAGGGGGCAGTCGGCCTGGCTTAATGCAATCTCACGAAGACGACTTGGGCTCCAACGTTCGTATGTTGTTCCCAATGATCGTGGCGCCTAATGATGGATTTACCGCCTTCTCTGATACGTTCGGCGGGACTGCGATTGCTGCCGCATGGACTCAGGCTTCTTGGGCGACTGATGTTCCATCCATTCTTCCATCTGCACTATTATCTGTAGATACCAGTGTTGCTGATGCTGCAATTGTGCATGATGCTTTGCTAATTGATAGTTCTCAGAATTATACTGTCGAGATGATGATGGTTCCGTGGAATGGGGAATTTCATGGAAAGTATCAACTCTATCTGCGAATGGATAATACTCTCGCTTATGCTACCGAGGGAGTGGAAGTAGAAATTATCATGTCTGGCGATACCGGAGCATATACCGGGACGTTAAAATCGTATTTGGTAGCAGCAGAAACTTCATATGCTCTTACTGCCGGAACCATCGTTGGCGGTGCTCGCCCGGTATGGCTGACTGTTTCAGTAGCCACGGATACCATAACGGTAAAACTGGACGGAGTAACACTAATTGTTCAGGATCTTTCGCCAGCCCAGAACGGATTGAGAGTTGGATTAGGGCTCGAATGTACCGTTGATGGTGGCTTGTGCTTGGCGAATGTATTTCGTGTTCAGTATTATTCAACTCAAGATCCTCCGTCTCTCAGGTCCATGCTAGTTGCATCTTGCGGTGGTGATATATATCGTGAGACTCCATATGGCCGAATGACAGTTGTCCCCTCGGACCTCAGCGTCAGGGACGACGTTCAATTGATGGCCGCCCAGAGTGGGCAGAAGTTATACATTGCAGATTATGGTGATGTAATGGCTACCGGAACAAATGGAGTAGTAAGCGGCGCTACATTGGACTCTGCTACATATGCAAATTGGACTCTTTTAGAAGCAGACGGATTAAATGTTTACGATTATGTAGTTGTAATCTCCAACGGAACCGGCGCGACAGTTGATGGGACATATCAGATTGAGAGTATTGCAATTGGGGCAATCACTTTAACTGCAGCCCCAGGAGACGGAAATTGCTCTTTTCGCATAGAACGTGGTCCGAAGATTTATGATCCAATCGAAAATACACTCACTCTATTTACGGCAGAAGCTGGCGGCCAAGTTCCGACGGGTTGTCCGTTAATTGTAAATTATCTTGACAGAATTGTTCTGTCTGGGGCTGAGATTGCACCGCACGTGTGGTATGCAGCGAGAAAAAGTGATGAAGACGATTGGGATTATTCACAAACCGATAGCACAAGGGCTGTGGCTGGGCCCTTAAGTGAGGCAGGAATGCCGGGAGAAGCTACTGTTGCGCTTAGCGTTCATAGTGATGATTACTTGATACTTGCAGGCAGAAATACTTTATGGAGAATGCGAGGAGATCCTGTATATGGTGGCAGCCTTGATAGTGTATCGCAGAAGACCGGGATGGTTGGCCCAAGCGCATGGTGCTTTGGCCCATCAGGAGAAATTATCTTTCTATCAAAGGATGGTATTTACATTCTTCCGCCGGGAGATTCACAACCAATTTCAATGTCGAGAGAAGTTCTTCCATCTGAGTTTCTTAACTTTCATCCAGATACTACAACTGTACTAATGGAATATGATGTCGATGCAAGGGGAATACATATTTATCTTACCAGTGATTCGTATGACACAAGAACTCATTGGTGGTTTGATTGGGAAAGCAAGACCTTTTGGCCTGTTACTTTGTCCTCAGATCACGAACCTACTGCGATTTGCTCATATCAGGCAACTGCAATTGAGGATACTGGAATAATCCTTGGATGCAAGGACGGGAAACTTCGCAGGTATACTCATTTGGCCGAGACTGATTGTGGAACTGCATTTGCGACATATGTAAAAATTGGTCCAATTGCACTTGGGCCAGATTCTTTTGTAGGAATTATAGAATCAATAGATGCAGTAATGGCAGCAAACAGTGCTGATGTTACATGGTCAATTTATCCATCTCTTACATTTGAAGGCGCCGCATCATCTACATCGACTAATTTCACGGGAACGTGGATTGCCGGTCTTAATTCTACGACAAGGATGGTCGGGCGCGGGCAGGCATTTATGTTGAAAATTACTGGCACTTCCGGCCGCAGATGGGCGATGGAAAGTATTACTGGAATTATTAAACAAGCTGGTCCGAGGAGAAAAGCATAATGCCAGCAAGGATTCCACATCCGTCATCTGATGTTGAAGTCAGGCAGGCTTTCCAGCGGATTGCTGCAAGTTCTGATATTCTAACGGCAGGCGCATCGGGGGAAATTCTCGTTGGTGCTGGCGTTGGATTATATCCGGTATGGGGAACGGAATTAACAGCCTTAACGAAAGTTACAGTAGATAATATCACCATTGATGCAGCAGCTATCGTAAGTGATACAGGGGCCATATCTTTTAGCAATGAAAACTTAACAACTACTGGAACAATCGCAGGTGTTAATGTTACTTCTGGCGCAGATCCGGGACATACACACACTGGAGCAAGTTTATCTGGTATTGATATTTCTGCGGATACGAACCTCGCTGTTTCTGCGCCAATCGTACTTACAGGCGATACATTAAGTTTAGATCAATCCGCAATAGATCACGGGTCGATAGGTGGCCTTGAGGGCGATGACCATACTCAATATCTTTTGGCCGATGGTACCAGAACGCTAACAAACAGCATGGCAGTCACTGCCCTAAAGACCATAGACGGCCGCGACCTTTCGGTGGACGGGGCAAAACTGGATGGTATCGAGGCCCTTGCGGACGTGACGGATGCTACGAATGTAGCTGCTGCTGGCGCTGCAATGAGCGGCGGAGCGTTCCATGATGGATTCTCGGATTTTGTTGCCGCAGAGCACATTGACTGGACAAACGCCACGTCTGCCTTAAGCACAACAAACACGATTACAGGCGTGAACGTCACATCAGGGACTGATCCGGGGCATACACATACTGGGTTTTCGGCGGGAGGAAATGACACGGGTGATGATGGCCAGGCGGGCTTCTTTGTCGATCTAGGGTCTGATTGGGTAGACTTAGGCCAACAGCAGGCCCAAACTGGAATAACCGCTACGGCGTACCTGGGGAATGGAGTGTTTGTGGCGGGCACCACTACCGGCGGATTAACGCTAAGGTCTGTGGACTTTGGGTTGACGTGGACTTCTTTAGGGCAGCTTGATACGTTAGTTACCGTAAATGCAATTTGCAATTTCGGGAATGGTATCGCATGTTCTGGTGGATTTAACACTGGAAAGATTTATCGTTCTACAGACTACGGCGCAACGTGGACGACGGTGAATGATTACGGATACGGGAATATATCCGCTATCTGTTATCTTGGCAACGGCATCAGTATAGCCGTGACGAATACCAACGGGCGAATTTTGCGTTCAACCGATTACGGTGCGTCTTGGGTTTTGACCCAAACAACCACCTCGGTACTCAGGTCTCTTGCGTATTGCGGTAACGGAATAGTTCTGACGTGCGATAATTTTGGGCAGGTGTGGCGGTCAACAGATTACGGTGTGTCGTTCAGTAATCTTGGTGACCTCATATACGATGACGCGACACACGCCACGAGAGTACATGCCGTATGCTATCTGGGCTCGGGTGTAGCACTTGCGGGAACTTACGTAGCCAGTAACGGTCATATATTTAGGTCTACCGATTATGGGGCTACCTGGACTGACCTTGGACAGCTTGGGTCTACCGATACAGTTGGGTCTTTTGTAAACCTTGATAGCGGCGTGGCTTTAGCTGGTGGAAATTTCTCAGGGTATGCCAGGTCTATTGACTGGGGGGCGACTTGGACTGTAAAGACTCCGGCGGGAATGAACGCCGTCAATACGTTTGCTAATTCAGGAAGCGGCGTTGTTATTGCTGGAGCAGGAAGTAATGGGAAAATCTGGAGGTCTACATCGCTTGCTACGTCCACGCCCGGCGATGTAGGTTATCTTTTAGCCGACGGAACTCGTGATTTAGCCGGCAGCATGTTAGTGGGCGCCGGCATTACTATTGACGGTCGTGACCTTTCGGTGGATGGCACAAAGCTCGATGGAATCGAAGCCCTTGCCGATGTGACTGACGTGACAAACGTGGCTGCCGCCGGAGCAGCTATGTCAGGTGGTGCGTTCCATGATGGGTTCTCGGATTTTGTTGCCGCAGAGCACGTTTCACTTCCCAATACTATTGCAAACATACTTTCGGATCACGATTTAGCAGCGCATACCGCACTTGGATTGTTTGATGCCAGTTCCGATGTAGACCATGATGCAACAACGAATTTTGTAGCCAATGAGCATATTGATTGGACAAATGCAGCAGTGGCATTTGTAACTTCCAGTACCATTGCAGGCATTAACGTTACAAGTGGAAGCAATCCTGGGCATACACATACTGGGGGGGTGTCTGGAATTGATACTGTTACAGAACTTACAAATAATGGAGCGATGCACGGAGCGATTTGTCATGTAGTTTATTCTGACGGGGATGGCACATTT